CGCTGGGCGAGGCGCAAAGCAGGCTGCAGATCGAGCGCATGGCCAGCCCGCCAGACGAGGAAGAAGAAGCTCCCGCAGGCAAGAAGCAAAAGACGAACGGACAGGCGGCCGCATGACGATGAGCTACTACATCCGCGAGCGCTTGGGGCCGAAGCAATCGACGACCCCGGAGGGCTTCCTTCTCTGCGAGGATGTGCCCATAGCGCGCACCGGAGGAATGGTCTACGGCCCCGGAGAGACGCCGATCGACGTTGGCAGCGACGGCATCGCGCACATCGAGCGCGAACCGCAGGAAGTGTTCCGCGCAGAGACCATCCAGTCGGTGAATGGCAAGCCGGTGGTGAATGGCCATCCCGACGACGACGTGACACCGGACAATTGGGCAGACCTTGCCGTGGGCGTTGCCATGAATGCACGCCGCGGGCAGGGAGCGCTCGACGACGTGCTGCTCGCCGACCTGCTCATCACCAGGGCCGAGGACATCAAGGCCGTGCGGCAGGGGCTGCGGGAAGTCTCCTGCGGTTATGACGCGGACTACATCCAGACGGCGCCCGGCAAAGGGCGGCAAACGAATATCATCATGAACCACGTGGCCTTGGTCGAAAGCGGTCGCTGCGGGCCACGCTGCGCGATAGGCGACCAACAAACCATAGAACAGGAGAACACAAGCATGACACTCGTAGAGCGGCTCAAGAATGCCTTCAAGAGCAAAGACGAGGCGGCGTTCACAGCCGTTCTCGACGAGGTCGCCGATGACGGCAAAACGGCAACCCACATCCACGTCCATACGCGCGACGACGATGATGATGACGATGACGACCGCAAGAAGCGCGTGAAGGACGAAACCGAAGAAGAGAAGAAAAAGCGCGAGGAGGAAGAGGAAGAAAAGAAAAAGGGCAGCGCCACAACCGATGCCCGGCTCAAGAAAGTCGAAGATGACGTGAAATGTATGAAGGACGACATCGGCAAGATCAAAAAGCACGTCATGGACGATGACGATGATGATGACGGCAAAAAGTCCAAAGATGAAGAGGCTGTCGCGGCGGGCAATCGGAAGATCGAAGGCTCGCTGGAGATGGAAGCGCCTCCGGGAACGTCGGATGGAGTTGCGGCCAAGGCCAAAGACTCTTCCTATCTGGAGGATTCCTGGCAGGAGGCCCTCAGTCTCGCCGAAGTTATCGTGCCGGGCCACTCGATCGGCATTGCCACATTCGATCGTTCGGCTGCTCCGAGAAAAACCTTTGATGCGCTTTGCAGGTTCCGCCGGCAAGTGCTCGATCTCGCCTATCTCGACAAGGACACACACGTGTTCATGGACGGCGTGATGAATGGCCGGGACCTGAAGCAGTACACCTGTGACGGGGTGCGCACGCTGTTTCGGGCCGTGGGCGTTTATCGCAAGCAGGCCAACAACAAAGGGACAAACGATCAGATCATTCCCAATTCAGGGGGCGGCACCGGCGTAAAAGCGCGTGTCAAAACGCCTGCCGAACTGAACAAAGCGATGGCCGAGTTCTACGCAAGCAAGTAAGGCTGCCCGCAGCCTATTCCAAGCACAAGGAGAAAATGCATGACCTGGAAAGAATTGAAAGACCTGCTGGCTACGGGCCGCCACTACTATGACCCGGACCTGCTCGAACAATCGCCGCTTGGCCTGAAACGCTATGCGGCCATCGCTCGGGATTACCGCAGAAAGAACGGCGGCCCGTTCATGGGACGCACCAAGACTCGCGACACGGTCACAGGAACTGCGATTCAATACCGCATGGGAGCGGGATTTGCCGGCGACGTGAATCGCACGCATCCTTGCTCCATCGAGCCAGTTCTCATCGACAGTTCGGCTCCTCCGCTGTACTACGGAGAGGCTGTGCTGATTGACGCTACCACTCAGGGCGTGCGTCCCTTGGCTGCCGGCGATCTCACGGCCAGCGCGTTTGATGTCTATGGCATCACCGTGCGGCCTTATCCCTTGCAGCAGAACACCACCACTCCGAGCATCGGAACGGCAACCCCTCCGACTTCCGGACTGATGGATGTGCTGCGCTCGGGCTACATCATGATTCAATTCAACGCTAGCGGCTCCGCCCCGGTGAAAGGAGCTCAGGCCTATGTCTGGGCGGCTGCCACGGCTGCGCCTCACACGCAAGGTTTGTGGGAAACCGCCGCGGGAACACTAGGCACCAACACCGTTCTGATCGGAGCGCCACCGCGGACAACCTATCAGGGCGGATGGGATGCCTCAAACGTGGGCGAAATTTCGTTCCATCAGTAAGCGCGAAGGGCAGATTGAAATCTGAAGACAAGGAGACCAAACCTACAATGAGTGCACAACAGATTGTTTTTGACCCTTCCGCTGGAAGTTTTGCCGGGAGGTATGTGGGGCGGGCCAAAACCCGCGATGCGATGATGACCTACGATTCGCACATGACGCACGACGCGGCAGGCAACGCATTGGGCAAGAAGTTCCGTCATCCCGAACTTACCCATGACGGGCGCACCGTGGATTCTACGGGCGCGTTCCTGGTGGGAGAACTCGAACGCCTCGACATGACGCTTCACGATCCGCTGGCCTCAGTCACGTGGGGCCGCGACATCGACCTCCGCGAGGACGTGACGATCGCAGACGAAGTGTCGAGCTTCACCCTCTCGACCTACGCCTCGGCCTCCGGGCTGGGCGCCGGCCAGGGAATCGGCACCGGGAAAGCCTGGATGGGGAAGGACACCAACCAGCTGACTGGCATCTCGCTCGACATCGCGAAGAAAATCTTCAACCTGACCCCGTGGGCGATGGAGTTGAAGTACACGATCCTCGAACTGGAGTCGGCGGCGAAGCTGGGCAGGCCCATCGACCAGCAGAAGTACGAGGGCTTGCAGTTGAAGCATCAGATGGACATCGACGAGCAGGTTTATATCGGCGACACTTCGCTCGGCCTGCTCGGCCTCGTCAACAACACTCAGGTCGGCTACGACGCTGCCGTCGCGACGGTGAGCGGCCACACGACCTGGGTCGACAAGATCAACAACGGGCTCTACGACGCGGTGACGCAGGACGTTAACACGCTCCTTGTCAACGTGTGGCAGAACTCGGGCTACGCCGTCGTTCCCAGCCGATTGCTGCTGCCGCCGGCGGACTTCGGCCTGATCTCGACGAATAAGGTGTCGACGGCCGGCAACGTCTCGATCCTGAAGTACATTCAGGAGAACAACATCCTGACGACTTCGGGCCGCGGCAAGCTGGAAATCTATCCTTTGAAGTGGCTGAACGGCATCGTCTCGGGCGGCACCATCGGCACGGGCGGAGCTGGCTACGACCGCATGGTGGCGTACACGAAGGACAAGAAGCGCGTGCGATTCCCGATGACGCTGCTGCAGCGGACCCCGGTCCAGTACGACTCGATGTACCACAAGGTGGCGTACTTCTGCCGCTTGGGGCAGGTCGAGATCGTCTACCCGGAAACGATCGGTTATGCCGACGGGCTGTCCTGAGGCGGGAAGCGGTAAAGCAAGCGAATTTTCGGAGGAGGTGCAGGGAAAATGCAGAATGAGGCGAAAGACGATCCGCGCCCGGCCATGGTCGGCGTGTTCGGCGACATAGCGGCGCCGAAAAAGGAAACGCTGCCAGCTTCGGTGAGGGAAGAACCAACGGTGACGATGGTCTTCCCTCGCGACCTTAGTGTGAACCTGGATAACTACGCTGGCCTGATCCACTTCAAGGCTGGCATCCAAGAGGTGCCCGTGAGCGTTTCCGCTCACTGGTACCTTAAGCAGCAGGGCGTGAAGGCTTATGAAAAGCCGAAAGCAGAGCCTGCGAAACCCGAGGAGCCGCAAGGAGGGAAACGTGCCACTCGAAAAAGGAACGAGCAGGGCGACGATCAGTAAGAACATCCACGAGATGGTCGAATCTGGCCATCCGGTAAAGCAGGCGGTAGCGGCGGCCCTGCACACTGCTCATCCTCGCGGTGGTCACGACAGCTACAACGAGGAAGAGTCGGAAAAGGCCGAAAAGAAAGGCGCGCTGGAATCTCATGACGAGGACTATGCGCGCCCGACAACGGCCATGACAGCGGCGGAAATCAACGAGGCGAACAAGAAGTATTGGGCCGGGGAAAACGGCAACCTCGGGCCAGCGGAATCTCAGGCCACGGCTCCCGAGCTTGCCGGAACGCGAGTGGCTCCGATTCCTGTCTATCGCGGCATGATGGACGAAGTCTCGCCTACGCAGTCCGATCCGCCCGATGCGCGCTCCGACAATCTGCTTGAACGCGGACATGGAGGCGTGGACGAATCCTTTGAGCAATGGGCGAAAGAGGAATCGGAGGAGAGCGAGCACAAGGGTA